TAAGTAACTCTCTAGAAGAATCCATTCTGGACTTTTTTCTTTATATATCAGAAAAACACTATTTAGAAAAATTAAATAGCTCAATCTGACCAGCCTCGGACAATGCTTCTTTGTTTTCCTTATCTACTGCATCGTTTAGCTTATCAATCCAAATTTGATATTCATAGAATGGAATAGACTCAATCCAATTGGGATCAAGACCGTGTTCTTTCCACATTCTAAACTTCAAATCAAAGAAGTTCTCTAAAGATATCTGAAATAACGAAAAGAGATTTGAACCCTCCGGGAAAGGTTATGGGTGCGGTGACCTCGGCACCGCAGGTGGGACATTTGACATTAATATCTAGCTCTGTCCCGATTTTTATAGTTTCACACAATTCGTAATACAATGAGAATTCTTCCTTAGACCAATCATCAGATTCTCTCATTCTCTGCATGATTTTTTTATTATCAAGTCCTCTCCACTCGTCAAAGATAAAAGGAGCTATCTTTACAAAACTCTCCTCTAAATCTATCCTCTTCCTTTCGCAGTCGATAACAAATTCTGAAATTGCATCCATTACTCCGATAGAAGGAACGGACATCATAATTTCTTTTCCGATCTTTCTAACAGGAAAGATAAAATTTCTAGATACTGGAGAGTAGTATTTCATTACCCTCGGATCGATGTCATACGAGGAAAGAACCCCTGTTCTCAGTTCTATTCCATTGTTAATAGGACAAGCACTCTTATCTTTACACTGTGTCTCTGGGGAAATAATGATTCTGTTCTCGCCCTGCACAAATGTCAAATCTCTAATTGCCATAATTAGGAAAAATCTATCTTCGTGCTTCAAGTCCTTATACGAAACAACTCCTTCATTAGGAAAGTGCATTGTGCTACATTTACTAAGAATGAAGTTTAGCTTCTCGTCCAAGTCAATCAGATCATCTTCGTCTATTGTTGAAAAATGTCTAATTTCTTTAACTTCTGCAGATCTAATTGCTATTTTTGTTCCTTCTGGATAGAAGAATCCTCTAGATGGAAGAACATTTAATGGCAAATTTTTCCACCCGAATTCTAATCCAGGAGAAAATTCTGGCTGGGCAGGTCTTTTAGTTTCAACCTTACCGAGATCTAAATTATTCTCAACAGGAGGAATGGCTCTCGGAATCGGGGTTTCCTGAATAACCGGAGGAATGTTCACTGGAGGAGCATATAAGGGGGTTTGTCTTGCCTGCAGATCTTCTGCACTGGGAACTGATTTAATAGGGGTTTCTGGTATGAATGGGTCATCATATACAATTCCTCCTTCCATTTCTTTTCTAGCTAGAATCTCTTCCGGTGAGAGACCTTTTAAAATTCCACTTTCGTTTGGATCCATAATTATTTACTTTATATCTTATATACCCGTCTACACAAAAAGACGAATATTCTATTTTAGAATATTCGTCTTCAAAAAGTTTCTTTCGTCTATTAGATGAACTGATCTTGCCAGTAGTCTGCCTTCCAGCTAGTAGCTAGAGTGTAGAGAGTCTCTCCGGCATCATAGTTTAAATCCATTGCATTCAAGTCTGCAGTCAGAAAGCAGTTGTTCAAACTAATTCTTCTGAATACATCTCCTTGCTTATTGAAGATGGAAACTACGATAGATCCAACATAGTCTTTCTTAAGACCCATTGCACCAGTTAGAGGGTTGTAGATAAGATCCGCCCACTGTCTCATAATCTTGTAAACAATCATCGAATTCTGTTCGTTCAGGTTCACCTCAAAATCAATAGTGAAGGCAACAGAAGTATCTGAAGGAGCACCTCCTGCATATCTTCTCTCTGCAAACTTATAAAACTGGCTAGCAGCTCCTGCAGGTTGAATATCAACCGCAAGTCCCGAAATTTTCTTAACCTGCTGAGTTAAAATTCCTTCTCCTCTAAATCTAGTATTAGCTAAAGTAACACTAGCAGGAGGGGTGATCAAAACCTCAAACTGGTTGAGATAAACTGGTTCGTACAGTTTTACTCCGGCTGCTGAGTTTGTAAAATGTGGTAGTCCTGCCATTTATTTTAATTTTTTTATGAGAATTGATCGTCCCAGTAATCTACTGCCCATTGTAAGCTAATGTCATATAGTTCAGTTCCGGCATAGTCTAATTCCATTGCTCCTATCGGGGAGATTGGGAAACAGTCTCTACAGGTAATTCTTCTAAATACGTCACCTTGCTTGTTGAAGACAGAGAGAACGATTGTTCCTGTATAATCTCTCTTCAGACCCATTGCACCCGTTAGAGGATTATAGATCAAGTCTGTCCATTGTCTTAATGTCTTAAACACATACATGGAGTTTGCATCATTCAAGTTGACAGTAAAGTTAACTGTTAGATCAAAAACTGTCTGCTCTGGTTTTGCACCTGCGTAGTTTCTAACAGCAAACTTATATTTCTGCTGGGTTGCAGCAGGAGTTTTATCCACGCCCAAACCCGAAATGCTTGTCACCTGTTCAACCAGAATTGGTCCTCCCAAGACTGCTGCCGGGGGCGTGATTAGAACTTCAAACTGGTTGAGATAAACTGGTTCGTATTTGTTTATCCCAAACAGTGAATTCTGATAGTGTGGTAATCCAGCCATTTAGTTCTTTTTCTTTTTTCTTCTATTTATCCTATTCCTTCTTTCCGTCAAAAATCAATTAGACGAACTGAATGAATCCTCCAGCTGCAATTCCTCCGGTTCTGGTAACAGTAATTCTGTTAATGAACTTCTGAATACCTCTAGCAGGTTCAAGAATAACGTCGATGATACCTATGTTTTGATCGATTACTGAAGGAGGGTTGTTTGAAGCATCCATGATTACTTGGTAAGCATAGATTCCACCTCCAGATCTAACACCATCAAGGTAGTTATCCACCAGAGTCTTGATTTCAAGTCTGATAGAATCCTCGTTAAAGTCAAACAAGTAGTTAGAAAGGATTTGTTCTACGTCGTTCTCTACGCTGATCAGTAGATCTCTTACGTGAACTAAGCTGAATGCGGAGTTAACTGTCTGGTAAGCAGTTTGGTTACCAAAGATAACAACACCTAGACCTCTCTTCTTGATGATTGGGTTGATACCGAAAGGCTCTAACCAACCTCTATCTTCTTGAGTAAAGTCATATTCAACTCCTACTAGGTTTGTTCCTGCAATTGTTCCTCTCTTCTGACCTGCTACGATAGCGTATGGTTCACCATTTGCAAACTTAGCAACGAAGTTGTTAGATACGAATGCTGCTGGTGGAACGTTTACGTTTCTGTTGTTCTCTCTTAGAGTGATATAAGGAGCGTAGAACGCTGCGTATGATGCTCCAAGTGGTTGAGAAGGTAGAGAGAATGTATAAGTTGGGTTCAGAGAAAGGTTACCTCCGTCTGCAATATACTGAGTTTGTAATGCTGGATATGGATCAGCTGCTGTTGGTGCTGCTGTGAATCTAGGATCTACAGAAGCCTGGAACTGAGCCATTGAAGGAGCATTGATCAAAGCAAGAGCTTGTCCTCTCATCATCGCCAACTTACTCAATTGATATTTAGAGTTAGGAAGAATTACACCACTGAATGTATCAACGATGTATCTGAATGAGATAACGTCTTTAGTTGCAAGTGTTGCTGCGATGTTAGTGTTGTACATAACATCCAGAATTGCAGTTACCCTTGCATCTGTTCCGTCTGGTCTGTGATAGTCACTAAGCTGGAATCCTTCTAGGTAAGTAAAATCAAAAGAAGTCGTGAACTGAGGTATAGATTGGAATTTCTGAACCTGAAGTCCACTGCTTCCTCCTGAATAGAAGTATATTGGTCTAGCAGTTGTAACTGTTACTATTCCAGAAATTGAAGTTGTAGCTACAGAAGTAACTTTAGTCAATCTCTGTTGTCTGTTTGTGTTTTCAATTTGACATAGGTCTTGGTCAGTTGAAACTAGAAGATCTCCTACTGAAATTGTGTAAACGTTGCTGTCCATCTTGAAAGATGTAACACTAACTTTTCCACCTATTCCTCCCGAAACTTCGATGAATTCGTTGATGCTAGCAACAGAAGAAACTATATCTAATTTATTAGCAGCTGGGAATCCTGCTACTTGTCCATTTGTATTTGAAGCATAGGTCAATCCAAATTGTGGCATATTAACCAATGTACTTGTGGATCTAGCCACGTTGCTATAAGCAAAAGAATAGTAGATTGAGTATTGATCTCTATCAACTCCAAGAGCATAAGTTAAATATCTTGTGTTTGTTGAAAGATCTGCGTTAGTGTAAACTATATCCCCATTCTGCAATTCTGCATATAGAACGTTTTGGTAGAAAGCTGTAGAAAGCTGACCAGTTAGAGCATTTACATATCCAGTAGGACCTGCTGCAGAAGTTGCTCCAGTCCCTCCTGGGTTTAGAGAATATTGAATTCCTAAAGTATCGGATGCACCGAAGATATAAGCAGTTCCTCCAATAACATCTCCTGTAGCTCCATTAGGTTTGTAGTTTGTAAAAGAATAGTCT